CCATTAAATATAGATGCTCCTTTATATAGTAAAGGTCTTACTGATTTAAATACACCATAATCATAGTATCCAAAATCATTTAAAGTAGAAAAGAATCCACTAGTTCTTAAATCTGTGTTTTGATTACCTGTTCTTTGATCTGCAAATCTAATTCTAGTTTTACCTATTCCTAAAGCAGAGCCGGGACCACCATCATAAACATCAACATAACTAGAGTAAGAGGGTGTTGGTTCAGATAGTATCAATGAAGGGGTTGTACCTAACTTAGATGTAACAGGAAAAGGGTCTTGAATAAGAGTTTGAGAGGTTTTTATTTGAAATTGTTTATTATACCAAACATTTAATAATCTGTTACTAAATTGTCCATTAGTTTGAGATAATATATTAACACCAGGTTCATTATTGGCTTTAACTACATCCTCATATTTGTTTATTGATAGAGGAGATCCATCAAAGGGGTTAAGACCTTGTTTATTTAAGTGGATTCCTAAAAATCCAACTCCTGCTTGTGCTAACGTAGATAAAGGAGTATATACCCCCGCATTTAAATTACCTCCAGCGTATCCAGGGCCTTTAGATGCTTCTGTTTTTGGAGATACTCTTGATAAAAGATTTTGTTTAGCTATAAATAATAAACCACTAGGTGATTTAGTACTAAACATATATTTGGTTAACCTAGCAACATCCTTAGCAGCATTTAAAGGAGCTTGTATTCCTCCTCTTAGTAGAAAGTCAGTATTCCCTGAAGTTGATATTCCAGATTCTCCATCAATGGGGGTTTGGATATATGGTTGTCCACTATCTCCCCCACCAATTCTATCTTTACCAAACTTAAGAGATTTAAGGGAAGTATCCCCATTCTCTAATTTTATTAAAAGACCCATCTATATTATTTATCCAGGTAGATCGTCTGTATATTTTGGAGGGGTAATTCCATCTAAATCTAATGTTGAAGGTGCAGGGTACCCAAGTAATGATGGAATGCCATTAATTGAGTATTCATAATGTACGTTTGATAGGGGGCTAGCGCTAGGCATTGTAGGTGGTGTTACACCATCAAATTCGCTTAGGTTTGAACCGTCTGTGTTTAATTTATCTAATAATCCCATAATTGTTGTTTTTATTATTTTATTATAAATATTATATATTATTGAGTTTTAAAAGAACCTAATTTAAGTGCTGTACCTACTTTTTGTCCATCTAACATTACATCTCCACCTGTTTGGATTAAGTTAATGAGTTGTTGGAGGAGAGCGTTGGTTTGGGTCATGTCTATTTTAACATTGGAAGAACCCCCACTTGGGGATTGAGAGGTTGGGGAGGATTTTGATTTATTTTTATCAAAGAGGTTTGTTCCTGCTATTATACTATCGTCTTTATCTAGTTGAATTGAGCCTTTTGGGCCTGATACTACCATTTCGCCACCAGGACCAATCATACCATCTTTCATGGATTTTACAGCAGCATAACCTGCAGCAGCAGCTGCTACAGCTATTGCTACCCCAACACCAAAAGTTACAGCAGCATTAGTAGCAAGAGCAGTAGACATTCCTATTAGTCTAGCAGTATTTTCTATTGCTAATTTTCCTATATTTTTAATGATTCCAAATCCTTGAGCTATTATTGAACCTAGTATGGTAGCTTCAAGTCCCGCTCTTATTGCTGCTAATGTGTTACCCCCTGTCATTAAAGTTAGCTTGTACATTTCAGCAGCATTTTGAAAACCTAAATTAGCTAATAAAGCACCTCCTAATCCAAGTTCAGTAGTTTTTGATGCTACTTTTGAGGCTTGAATAGTTAATAGAATCCCTTCGGTAAAAGTCATTAATTTTTGGACAGCATAAATGCTTCCAAAAGTTATTAATATATCTTTGGCATATTTACTAATCCATTTTATCCCATTTATAAAAGGGGTAAGGAGGAAGTTAATGGCTGGTAAAACGGTAGAAACAATACTAGATAATCTATCAAATATAGGAGCCACAGCATCCATCACTTGCACAAATATTTCTTTTAATTTTTCTACAGAAGCATTAAATTTATCTTGAGCTGATTGTTGTTTGAGTTGTTCTGCTGTTTTTTCTCCTAATAATTCAACCATTTCAGCTTCGGTTTTTCCAGAGGCTTTTAGTTTTTCATACGCCTGGAGTGCTGTGTCTCCTTCTTTTGCTGACATAGCCTCTAATGCTTCTCTTTCAATTAAAGAATCTGCTAATCCTTCTCTTGTCAGACCAACAGCCTCAACCATGGCTTTCTGTTGGATAACATTCATTTTACTAAATTCAGCTGTGCCCCCTACTTGTTTAAGTATCTCGGCTGCTGCCTCCGCAGATTTTCCTTCTAATGCTAATCCTCTTGCTTTTTCTAAGTTTATATTCTTACCTGTCAAAAGTTCGGCACTTAGTTCCGCTTCAATTGAAGATTCAAAGTCAAGCATGCTAGATGCTATACTTTCAGCTTGTTCTAAATTAATACCAAATTTTTGTGCTTGAACTACTGCTTTACCTAATTCTTCAACACTTCCACCTAAGGATAATTTTAAAGAGGAAGATGCTTTATTTACTTCTCTTAAAACCTTATTATTATCAACAACAAGTTTATTTTGAGAAGCAAAGGCTGTTGCTCCACCTAATGCAGATTTTACATTACTATCTAAACTTTTACCTGTTGCTAAAGATAATTTTTCAATTCCTATTAATTCACTATGTTGAAGACCTGTCTTTTTAACTATGTCTGTCATAGTTTCAAGATCCTCTTTATTAAGCTTTGCATTAGTACCTAATGCTTGACCAACAGCTAGTTGAGATTCTTGAAGAGCTTTTACGGTGAGGTTAGCATTCATTGAGGAATTTGCTATATCTGCAAATTCCTGTCTCATTACGGTAGCGCGAGAAGCAGACATTCCCAAACCCCTAGCTAAATCACTAATACCTTTTTGGGAGGTTCCAAAAGCATTAGTTAGACCAACAATGGCTCCTTGAAGGAGGTTTGCTTTTGAAAAAGCATCTTTTAAATTGCTTCCTATTTGTTTGGTAAATTCTTTAGCAGGCTTAAAATCTTTCCCAATTTTATCTCCGGATGCTGCTGCTTCTTGACCCTTTTTTTTAACTTGGTCTAAAGCATCTGCTATTCCTAAACTTGGAATTCCTGCTTTTTGAAGTGCTTTGTCAAGACCAGCGGCTAATCGAGGAGCAAATCCTAATTATTTATTTATTTCTTTATTAGTTTTTAAAACACCCTCTAAACCATCTTCATAATCTTGCAGATTATCAATTATAAATTTTATTTCCCTCCCTTCCTTACTTAAAACTCCTAAATTTAATTGAGAATTCTTTAAAATTCTTTTTTGGGAAGCGATTATTTCTTTAGCTTGTTTTAAACTTTTTTCATTTATAGAAGTTTCTCCTCTTCTTACAGCTAGAGCATCTTGTGCTGATTTTACTATTTTATTAGAAATAGATTGGACTTGGTTTAAATATTTATTTTGTTTAGAAAGTTCATTTACTGAGTCTGTTAGAGATCTTGATATGTAACTTAGGGATAATGCTGTATCATCTGCTGCTATTTTAGCTTCTTTTAATCCTTTTTCTAGTTCATTTATATCAGCGTTTGCAGCTTTAACACTTTCAAAAGGATTATCTTCACCTAACCTTTTATATATTGCCTCAATTTGTTTTAAGAGCTTGTTAGCTTTATTTAAATTATCGTATAAGCCTGCCATTCGTCAATGTTTTATTATAAATATTTAAAAATACAACTTATTTATAATTTGATTGTTTTTTATAGGGTTCTGAGGCTTTTAAAAATTCGGGTGTGTTTACAGTACCATCAGAATTTACTACAGATTTCTTTCCTTTTCCTCCACTTTTAACATTCTCATATTCTTCATTTTCTTTTTTATAGAAATCTGAGATTCTATTGAATGTAAAACGGCGAAGCCAAATTGGCATGTTGTAAACATCATGCCAACTATATCCACCTTTTCCGTGGAAGACTATTTCATGTATTTGGGTAAAAATTGCAGCTCTAGCTTGAGCAACATTATCAAGCGTCAGGCCAAAAAAAGCTAACCCCAATTGGGATATTGATTCTATTTGATTCACCTGTGGGAAAAAAAGTTAAATCAACATCGGGTTGAATTTCTTTAACATATTCTCTTAGGGCTCTCGAGTCCCTTGCTAGTAGATAGTTGTCGACAAATTCTCGGATATCTTTTTTTTCTGTTTTTCCTTCAACTGAAGTAATAAGGTATTTGAGTCGAGTAGTGAGTTCAGGAGAGTTATCTTTGTTTATCTTTTTAAGTCCTTCTAATTCTCTATTAATATCCTGCTCATCCTTGTGTGTTAAAAGATTAAAAGTAACTTTATTACCTGAGTGGGGAAGAGTAAATTCAAAATTGTTTTTACCGTCTTTAAATAGCTCCTCATTAAGTGGTTTATTTTCGAGTGTAGATAAATCTACAGTATGGTCTTCACCTAAAACTGAAAATGAGTAATCTTTACCATATCCTAAGATACGAGCAGCAACCATAATTGCATTTTTATCTCCGATCAATAACTCATCATAGTTAATTTTAGATATGATAAGAGATTTCATTAATTTATCAAGTACTGTTCCTTTTTGAATATATGATTGGTTTGTAAGGATATCTTCTTCCTTAGCTGTCATGTATTTCATTTCAAGTGTGCCTTTTGCTAATTCGGATCCTTCAGGGTAAAGTAAACCTTTAGATGGAAGTTCAATAACTTCAGTAGGTAATTTAAATTCGCTCATAATTTTTATTTAGTATAACTTTATTGTCTTAGATAAATATATTAAAATATAAGAAGCTCACCTTATGTAGGCAAGCTTCTTTTTATTTTATTTTTAACTAAAAATTAGTAATTCAAGATACAGTAATCTGGTTGTACAGTCATTGAGATGTTTACAGCAGTACCATCATCATCCCAGCTATAATCTCCAAAGGTAGCTGCGGTAATCATAGCACCTTTAACAATCCATTCAGAAACGATGTCTCCAACAGGTCCTACAACATTGAATGTTAAATCTTTTTTATAAAAATCAGAGTAACCATCTCTACCTGTTACAGATTCATGATGTAAACGAACCCACTCCATTACTGATTGTGCACCTGAAGGTGTAATTGGGTCAAATAATGTAAATTGGATTGTACCCCATTTTGTTTTACCTTTAACATAACGTTGAATGTTGATGTGGTTAAGGACAACTGCATTTTGTTCTAAAGATACAGCTCCCATTCCTTTTACTAAATATGATGGGATACCATCAATGTATAGGATGAACCTGTTGGTTTGTTTTGGCTCAAAAGCTGTGTAAAATATTTCGTTTGGATCTAATACTGACATTTTATATTGTTATTAGTGTTTTTAATTATAAATATTAGTTATTCTAGTTTTTAAGCAGGAAACTCAGCTCCTGTTGGTTGTAGAATAAAGTCTAGGTTAATAAATTCTGCTGTTCTAGTTGGTTGAATATAAATTTGACCTACTAATTGATTTCTATCAATCACATCAGGTGTATTTAATGAATCATCCATAATCACTTTAAACGCATACAATCCTTGTTTTTGTTTAATATTTTCTAAATAAGGGTTTACA